CTGCTCGATGGCCGGAATCAGGTAGTTCCTGAGATACATCCCCAGCTTCGGGTGGTCATTTTCGATCTGCGCCAAGAGGTCCTGTCCGGGAAGGCTCATTTCATCCCTCGCCACTGGTTCCAGACATCGGCCGTAGCCTTGAGCACCAGGTTCGACATCGTAAACCGCCCTCCGTCGTTCTCGCGGAACTCGATGTAAGTCCTGGTGGCGGCGAAGTTGAGCGCCGATTCAACGTCGTTCAGGCCGTTGCCGGGAGAGAACCCTCCGGGCATCGTCCACGCGTTATACCCCGGCGGGGGAGTGCCGAACCAGAGTCTGTTGGGGTAAAGCGTCATGCCGACATTGCCGCTCGAGGTAAGGTTGGCGGCCATGTACCCCCAACGCATTCTGTTCGTTCCCGACCCCTGCACCTGCTGGCGCTTGGTCTGCTCGACGAGGCCTGCGGTCGTGTAGAGCGAATCGATCATCAGCCCGTCGTCGGTGTCGTTGGTGTTGTCCAGCATGTAGACCTTGGAGTTGTTCCTGCCGTTGCAGATGTAGACCTGCTCGTCGGTCGCGCCCTCGACGATGGCGGCGTATGGCGAGGGTATCTGCCAGATCGACCATTTCCGCCTCATATCGACGGAGTTCAGTGTCCCAAAGACCGTGGTGTGCATCTGCGGTTCGGATTTAAGACTTTCTCCGCTGTCAACGCCCTGGTAGTTGCACATCAGGATGATATTCGGAGAGGTAGGGTTAGTGACCGTGGGAGCGTTGGGCAGGTAGAAGTTCGGCGTGGACATCGGAACGCCTATATAGAGACGGCGGTGGATGACGTCGTTTCTGACCCAGATCCTTTCCGCCTGCTCCCAGTTGATCAGGTCCCACAACTGGAAGATCTCCTGCGTGATCTTGCCCGGCTGGCCGCCGACGAAGACATAGAGTCCGTTTCTGTTGGCGGTCGCGAACCACTGCTCGCCGAAATCGTAGGCCAGAGGTCCGATGGTCCCCGCCCGCTGCGCGACCTCGGTCACCGGCCAGTCGGCGGGCTCGAGATTCGGAACTGCCTGAAGGGAGTACATCGAGGTTCCGTAGAGAGCGCCCTTGAGGCAATAGAGGGTGTCGTACATGACGACTGCCCCGGCTACGGGCTGCTGGTTCTCGGAGGTCAGGACGACCTGCCCCGAGGTCGAATCGACCTGCTCGGGCAGTCCCGCGTAAGACCCGAAGACCGTCGTGTACAGAACCGGGATGCCGGTGGGGAAGACCTCAACTCTGTCTATTTCGACATCCGCCCCCGAGCCCATCGCCGTCGCGTAGAGGTTCACGATCAGTCCCGGGGGAATCGAATCGAGCGAGGGCATGATCGTTCCCGTGTAGATGGCGAAGTTCCCTGTCATCTGGGAGAAGGGCAGGGTGTAGGTTCCGTAGGTGTTCCCCGCGGCGGTCAGCGACATGACCAGATTGCCGGTAGTATTACCTGACGGAATTCTTGCCGTGACTCTCACCGAATAGGCGGTGTTGGCGTTCAGGATCGGCTGCTTGTAAGCATCCTTGTCGGCGGGCTGCGAGATCAGCCCGGCGGTCGCCAAAGTCCCTCCCGAGGTGTTGTTGATGTAGTAGGAGTTGCCGAACTTCGAGGAGACGGTCAGGGACGAATAGGTGTCGGGCTGGCTCCATCCGAGCGGGGCGGGCTTGGTCGATTGCAGGTAGCCGCCGTCGAAGCTCATGTTGAGGAAGTTCTGCACCTTGTTCCGGCACAACCCGTAGAAGTTTCTCAGGGAGTAGTTGACCACCCATCCCGGGTCGCCGATCTCGATGTTGTTGAACAGGTTGTAGGCATAGACATCGATGGCCTCGGCGCTCAGAAGCGTGGGGTCGGTAAAGAAGAGGGAGGCCGAACTGGTCGTGTTGTCGTTGATGATGGTCGAGTTCGCCGTGTAAGAGACGTCGTTGACGATGTAAGTGACGTCGGTAGGAAGCACGAAGAAGTTCGCTCCCGGCGTCCCGCCCTGCCCCGATTCGGTGAAGGCAATGCCGCGCGCGACGACGTTCGGAGGCCCTATCGGGATATGCGTGACCTGAATGGAAGTGGTATTGAGAGGAATGGTGAAGGTAACCGGCGGCGCCGGGCATGTCCACATGCCGTTTCTGGTGATGAAGAAGACCGTGCCCTGCTTGGTGCCCGGCGCTATTAACTGACCTGACGGCCCGGCAAAGGTCAATGACCCTCCCGTGCCGGTTCCATAGATGGGGCTTGTTCCAGTTCCCAGAAGGGCTACGCCGGGATCGAAGGCGAACTGTGTTCCGGCAGTCACGCCCTGCCCGTTTTCGGGCGTGGCAGCGTAATTCGTCGTTGCCGAGACGTTTATCGTGAATGACCCGGAAGACCCTCCGGTGGCCGTCTGGATGACGGCTCCGGCCACGTTCAGAGCGCCATTGGCATTATCCGTTCCGGTAATCGTCACCTGCTCGCCCGCCGCTGGCGCTACCCCGGACTGAAGGGAATAGGTGATGGTCGCGACCCCGGCGGTCACCGCCGTCTGGGTGATGGCAAATGCCCCCGAATCGAGGTCCTGGGCGATGTTCCATGTGTTGTTATAGGCGGTCACCGAGTTGCCGGTGATCGTTATCTGGTCGTTGATCGAGAGGCCGGGCACCGGGACCGAAGTCGTCATGGTCGCGAGCGATCTCTGCCAGTTGGCCGTGTAGCCGGGGTTGCCCGACCCCGGGTAGAAGCTGTAGGCGGTCGAAGGGACGTTAAAGGTGAAGTAGTAGAACTGGCGGGGCTGCTTAGGCGGCGAGGCCTCGCCAATCGAAGCCACCTTGACAACCTGCGGCCCGAAGGTGACCGGCGTTCCTGTAAACGAAGCGTAGACGTATACCGGAAACCCTGAATTAAAGGCATTTACGAGATCGGTGTTCGGGCCGATTAAAGTCGAATCCGCGTAGTAGAAGGTGACGACGTTGCCGGGGGCGCTCGAACCCGGACCGTCCGACTGGAGAAAATAACTGGAGCCGTAAGAGGCCGACGCCGGCTGTGTGATGTTGGTGATGCCGAAACTGTTGGCCGAAGACTGAATGGGCGTGAATACCGGGGCTGCCCCGGGGCCGACCTGCGTGATCCGGTCCTGCCACTGGGGAAGTATCTGCAGCGGCTGGTCTATTCCCTGCGTGCCGTCCGAGATGGCGAGGTACTCGACATCCGGCCCGTTCGAGCCGACGACTTCGGCGTTGGGCGCGAGATCGTCCCTTAAAAGATTCAATACCCCGGGGTTCAGGGTCACATTCTCGATGAACAAAAGCCCGTTCGCATCGACATAGACGTTCTTGACCGTGCCGTCCTGCAACGTGAATGTCTGGACGAAGACGAAGTTTGCTGCGCCGGTCACGATGCCCACGGTCAGGGTCGTGTAATCGAGATAGACCACATTCGACGGGTCGCCGGTAATCCAATAGGCGATGCCGAAGGTTGAACTGTTGATATCTGAGTAGGTCCACGGCACGCCCCAGTTGTCCGAAAGTCCGCCAAGCGTGATCGATGTATTAGTCGTGGGCAGGGTAGCCGTGTAGATGTTGCCGGTCAGGACTCCAGCCTTGACCATCTGGGCATTGACGGTCGCCCCAGCCGAAAGGCCTTTGAGGCTTGCGGTGACGCCGGTAACCGTCGCCGTCGATGGCAGGGAAAAGGAGAACTGCGTGACCTTGATAATGTCCGAGAGCCCGCTCAGGGTGTAATAGACGGTGATGACCAGAGTGTTGAGGTAGGTCGTGCCGTAGCCAGGGCCCTGAATGTTGAAATCGAAGCCGGAGGCGATCTGCGAAGGCGCGAAGCCCCATAAATTAGAAGATCCTCCGAAGGTCATCGCCCCTAGAGATACTGGCCACGGAATCGCGTATGAACTTCCGTTGATGCCGCCGCTCTGGATCTGGATCGTCGATGAGTGGCAGCCTGTCGTATAGCCGTCGAACGAGATGCCTACGCCGGTAATGACCGCTGACGAGGGAAGGCTCAGGGCCGCGACCGTGGCGATCAGGTTGTTGGCCAGTGGCGTGGTCGGCGGAACCGTGTACTCGACGCGCAGCGCGAAAGAATTGATGACCACCGTGCTCGCCGTGATCGGGTCATCGCCGGAGTGGGCGAGTGAGAGATATCCGGAATTATATGTCGCCATTCCCGAGAGCACCGTCGCCATCGTCGTTCCCCACCCGGGCGCCCCGTAAAAAGTGTAGGTTCCTGCCCATACCGCGTTGCCGCCGGGGATGCCGCACTGGATCTGCACGATGCCCGAAAAGAAGACCTCGTATCCGACATTTCCGCTGCAGTCGATCTGCGGGTATATGCCGGTCACGACCGCGCCCGCGGGCAACGGCGGAATAGGGACTCCGGCAAAGGAAAAAGTCGCGTCGGAGCCTCCCCACCCGGTCACGTTCAGGGTCGCCTGTGACGGGCCCGAGGTTGTCGCCGAGGCCGCCCCAGAAGACGTCACCGCGACCGAGGAAGAATAGATGAGCGTCGAATAAGATCCGGGGGGGACCGGAGAGGCACCGGTAGTGGTCGTGTAAAGCGTTGTCGAGGTCGCATTTTCGGGCGAGGTCCAGTTGAGGGCGGTCATCGCCGGGGCCGGGGTAACCGATCCCGATGTGGTCGTGGTAAAGGTCGCAAAACTGCCGTCGTCGAGCAGGATATTGGATGGATTGACCCACGGCACGCCGTCCAGCGGGACATCGACGGCAACGTGGCCGGGATTCGGCCCAACGCCATCAGAAGCTATGGAGATGGCGTTGGTGAGTCCCGGCCTCGACCCTACAAGACCCACTAAAAAGTCGGTGTCGTAGGTGCGCGGGCTGGCGCCCTCGGGGACCGAGCCGGGGTCCGCGAGGGTGATCAGCCCGCCGTAGCTGGACAGATTGACAGGACTGCCCGTTGAGCCATGCACCTTAGAATGCGCCCTTCTGCCATTCCATGTAGAAGCCGATCGAGTCGGCGGGGACCGCCGCGGCGTTGGTCGCCTCGGTGCCGCCCTTCTGATCGACGATGTTCACTCCGGCGCCCGTGTACTTGGCCACATAGCTTTGCAGAGACCCCGAAAGCGAGAAGATCGAGACCGAGGTCGGCAGGGCCAGCGGGCCGATTCCGGCGATCGGCTGCGCCTTGCCGGTACGCACGTCGGTGAACCACGCTAGCGGAAGACCTCCGGTCGCGTAGTTCGGAGCGAGCGTGGCGAGAGCCAGGCACTGCGTGGCCGCGAGGTTGGCGTGGGTAAGGGCGGCGGTGAAGGTCGTTGTGGTCGCCGCGGTGGTCGTGTAGGACCCGTTCAGGAAGGCGAGGCTGCTGTTCGGCCCGTTGGTCGGGAACCCGGCCACGAAGACCGTCTGGCCGCCGGCTCCGGTAAGAGCGTTGGCGCAGGTGAAGGTCACCACGTTCGATGTGAGCGAAACCGAGGTGATGTTCAGGATCGGGTTGGTCGAGTTATAAGGCAATACCTGACCCTCGATGATCATCGACCTGAGCGTCTCATCGACGCCGTAGGGATAGCCGTTGGGAATAAGCAGAAAATTGACCGCCATGCTGGGTGCGCCTCCTCAGCGCAGGTTAAAGTGATTCGCCCCTCCTCGGGGCTACAGGTAACTGAATGCAACGGCGAAGTCCTGTACCGCGTCCTCGCCGTATGCCGCACGCTCGTTTTCATTCGACTGCATCGCCCGGATAGCCTCGTTTTCAAGCTTGGCCATCTGGATATTCTCTTCGTCTCTGGCCACCGCGATCATCTCCGGCGAGAACCTGATCGCGTAGCGCACCAGCATCTTCGCAGCGATGGCGTCCCCGCAGTTCAGGATGGGCACATAGGTGGTGTCGAAGTTGAGGCTTGCCGTGTTGTAGTTCGACGGGTAGCCGATGCGGCAGCGGATTCTCAAATCGACGGGGGAGGTTGCTCCCGGCATCCAGATCGAGCCCTCGCGCATCTCAAAATAACGATTGGTTTCTCCCTGCAATACCCCTTGAAGACCGGCGGTGGCGGGCGTCATCGCGAGAAAGTTTCCCGCTACCCCGGTCTGCCTTTCCCACAATCCCAATAATCTCCTCATGCCCACCGGCAGGGTCCACTGCGGGTACCACTGAACGCCGTCGAAGTACCCGGAATAGGCAAGTGAAACCTGCGCCGCCGAGTTCTGCACCCCAACTCCAAGATTCGAGTTGACCGGGGGAAGGCCGGTGAGGATGTAGTTGTCGAGCAGTAGTTGCGGGTCGCCGATGTTTCTGAGATCTGAGTAGAGCGTCCGTATCGCCGACCGCATGATGGTGACGAGGTCGGGATTGGAGTTGGGCATGATCAGCCCGGCGGTCGAGCCCGAGCCTGTTCCCGCTCCGCCGGTATTGTTGGCGGTATCGTTGATGAGCGCGCGGAACAGGTCGGCGATCTCGGTCAGGTTGGGATAAACGGTTGATCCGCCTACAATCGCCTGCATCGCTCATTCTCCTTCTTCGTGAGGGGGTGCGGGGCGAATCCTGCCGAGGCATTGGGCAAAGAAAATGGCCCCGCAATCCCCCTACGAAGCTTGTGCAGCGTCTTCCGTTTTGGCGTAGACGCTCGGCCGCGCCGACTGGCCGGAAAGTTCCTGGCACTTCTGCTTGGTGATCATCCCCGCCTTCCATGCCCTCTCGGGATCGATGACGCACAGCATGTCCTCGAACTTGTGGAAGGCAACTCCGCGCTTCACGCTTTGGCCGCAGTTCGGGCAGACGGCCATCAGTTCGCGGCGGCGGTGCCATGAGGCGCTCAGGTTCAGGGCGTCCATCGCATCGTGAACATCGGGGTTCTGCTTCAGAAAGTCGTTCAGTTCCCGTGTCGATACCGACTCAAGTCTCGTGGCCTCTTCGGTGATGCGCTCGTAGTAGCTGTCGCGCATCGCCTCGGCCTTCACGATGTCCTCCTCCGAGGGCGGGTTCTCCCGCGAAGGGAACAGTCCTCTGGCGATCATGTTGCATCCCCAGGAGAGTGCCGAGAGCGAGGTATTGGCCCACGGGTTGTCGGTCGGGTTGTCGGGATTCAATAAGTCAATTGCCACCCTCCAGCCGTCATGCTCGTCTACGCGGTTGCCGCCGCGCTCGAGATCCGGCGAGGCCTGCGACACCGGGTCGGTGATCTGCGTAGACAGGACGTAGCGTTCCGAGTTCCGGCAGCCCTTCAGGGTCATGGGCGGAAACAGCGAGTGGGTGGTCTTCATGTCGCGGCGGGAGACCGAATAGATGTAGACCATGCCCGCCGGGGGCCTCATCCGGGTGGTGAAAACCGGGTTGAAGTTCTCCGGATTCTGCTTCCTCATCTCGCCCGCGTTGCGGGCTTCGTCGAAAATCGTTCTCATATCATGCCTCCATCTGCGCCATGCCGAGGCCCCAGCGGGATGCCCGGATCATGGCTTCTTCCATGTTGCGTTCGATCTGCTCGGCGCGCCTCTCGACGAGCTTCCACGAACGGTTGACTTTGACCGCCGCGCGGGCGTCCTTGAGGGTCCGGTTATGCTCTTCCTCGCGCTCCCTCATCTGCTCGGTAACCGCCTTCAGCTTCATCTCTTCGCTCAGCCTGCGCCACGCCAAGAGCATGGGCAGCATGAGGTCGAGAATCAGCCCGCATACCGGCATCTTGTGGTGCACGATCTCGGGAATCGTCGAAGCCTGATCTACCATCCGCTCGCCGTTCCACGCGGAGAGGACCGAGGGCCTTCTGACGGTCTCGGTGTGCATCAGGCGTCTGAGCAGGCGGTACCTTCCATATCTCGGGTAGGGACCGGCGTCGAGCAGATGAGTTTCTGGGTCGCGGTAGTCTCTTTCCCACGCCTCGCGAGATCCGAAGACCGAACTTGGCTCCCAGATGAGGATTGCCCAGCAGGGCTCGCCGGGAATCATCGGAACCGACCTGTAGCCGGTGAATCCGTCCGGAAATCTGCCGCCGATGGTCATTCTGGGCTCATGCGACCATACAAGTTTGAATATCGGCTCGTCATAGCGGTTGACGCCGCCGATTCTCGTCAGTTCGGCCTGAAACCAGCCGGGCGACTCACGCACCGATGGCCTCCGCAAGCCTTTTCGCGGCATTTTCGTATACTTCCGGCTTCAAAATCACTCCCAGCAGGTCTCCGACCCTGATTTCGAGGTAAACCGGCATATCGTTCCGGTACTGGTCGTGGGGGTCGAGGTAAATCCGCCCCGCGTAGGCCATTTCATCGAAAAACACTTCGTCGCCGGGCTGAACCGGCATTTCGAGAACCTGCTGGCCCATGACCACGCAGTCTCCGACCGCCTTCACGATGCCGCGGTCGCTCCTGACCCGGATGTGGGCGTTGTCGAGCGGAATCGAGACCGCGCCCTGCTGAAACAACTGCTCGATGGGGGTAACTTCTACGATAACCCTGTCCAGAAACGGTTTCCTTGAAAACATGCCTCGTATGCCTCATTTATAGCGGTCTAGGTATGCGATGGCGTTATGCGCCCACTCCCGACCATGTTTTTCGAGTTGATGGAATGCTGTATTGCAACGGAAACACAGCAGGCCTCTGCTTTTGCCAGAGTCGTGAGAATGATCGATAGCCAAGCGGCGAATTTTCCCGCCTTTTGTGACCGGATGCGTCTCCTCTTTTCCGCAAAGAGCGCATTTTCCATTTTGAGCGGAATGAAGTTCATCATATCGTTCGAGTGAAATCCCGTATTTTGAGCAACGGTATCTGAGGCTTTCCCTAGCCGGGTTACCGCGCCGTAGCTGGTCCTGATAGGCGCGTTTGCCCTGACACGGTTTGCAATAAGTTGATCTGATTCCCTTCGATTTATTGGCCCAGTTAAATTCTTCAAGAGATTTGTCAGTCTGGCACATCGAGCAAACCTTGTGGGTAGGCTTGGGAGCCTTCGGATGAAGAATGAGGTATGCTTCGCGCTGCTTCTGCCGGAGTTCCCGTACATAGTCATTCCTGCATGGGTGGCACAGCCATCTGCGAACATCCTGAAATTCTCCAAGGTCTTTCTCTTCCTTGCATCTCGGGCAAATTCGGGTGGGCATTGGATCTCTCCTTTGCCCACCATCATATCGAATTTGGTTAAAGTTGACAAGCTACGAATTGCTCGGCACTGGCAATCCAGTGATCGCAAATTGACGCTTACTATCTGAACATATTAAATTGAACGCCCGTTCATACGCAAACATCGTCGAGTCCCAGAAGGTGTTTCCAGATCCGTCGTTGACCGGCGGGGCGATGACCGGGGTGCCGGGCATCCAGTCGTGCAGGCGGGTGGGGAACATCTCCCCGAAGTACCAGACCGAGGGCACGAAGAGGTCGATTCTGCTGGAGTCGGCGGTCGAGGAGTAGACGATTTCGCGTCCGCCCCAGGTTGCCTGCATGTTGCGTTTGGCTACGTCCGGAACTTCCTTGCCGCCTTCGTCGAGGCGGGTGAAGCCGGGGTTGTAGAACTGGTCGGCGAGGGCCACGCCCTGCACCGGGTTGGCGTACCAGAAGGACTCTTCGCCCTCCTCGTAGTCGTCGCCCAAGGCCCTCATGCGGATCGATTCGACGCGTTGTGCTGTCGAGTTCGATATCGTGCCCGAGCCGCCGAAGTTGATGACCGGGGTAACGAAGCGCGAGGGGTAGTTAGCGACATTCACTCCGGCGCGGGTGCCGGTATTCGAGTTGTTGATCCAGTAGTTCTTGCCGTAGACCGAGTTGCCGGCCGCGCCCGAGGAGCCCTGCACGACCAGGAAATCGCCTGCGGCGGTCGCTCCGCCGGTTGCCGGCAGGGCGGTAGAGAACCACAGGGTATTGGTGACCGGGTCGACATAGGAAATCGTCGCCGTGCCGCGGGTAGTGCCGCCGATCGACGGGAAGACCTGCACGACCTGCTGATCGACGAAGCGGGCGGCCACGTTTACTCCCTGGATGTAGGAGGTCTGCGCGCCCGATCCTGAAGCCGACGAAACCGTCGCCGTCGCCGGAATCTGGTCGATGGTTCCCGAAGCATCGTTGTTGAGCAATGCTTCAACGCCGTTTTCGTAGCTGAGAAGAGACTTGTCCATCTCCTCTTTAGATACCTTGACGAGGCCGCGTTCCTTGTCGGAGGTGGCCTGCTGGGAGAGGTTGGAGATTTCGCACACGTTCACTAAACGAACCGGCTGGGAGGCGAACGATACCCATTGCGAGCCGGTTCCACGTCCCCACGCCGGGACGGCGTTCGCGGTGTCGGAGCCGAACTGCTGGATGGCCGCCCCGCCCTGCACGCGCACCGGCACCCAGAAGGGCGCGCGGGTGGTGCCGCCGCGGTTGGTCATGTTGGAGCACTGAACTTTCTTGCCGCCTTTTTCGAGGCGGGTCTGGAGTTTGTCGTAGTGCTGCTGAAGGTCGGCGATCTCGGAAACCCATGTTTCGAGTTCGACCGCTTCGACGGCTGCTTCCACCATCGGTGCCATGATGAATCCTCACAAATGAGCTGGGCCACATTGAGTGCCCGCATGATGCCTCACTGCTCGAGGATTCGTGGGTGGCGTTTTTTCAGCCTTGATTTATAGACCGGCCGTCCCGGTCACGAATCTCGCCGTCTCTCCGGCTGTCGCTCCACTCAGCAGGGGCCGCTCTTCCCGAAAGGCCGGCCTGAAAACCCAACCTTGCATCTGCTTTTCAGGCAATCTGAAAGAAAAGATAGCACAAGTTTTTAACCGCGCAAGATGGCGATTCTCCCGTCCTTGAGCGGAAACTTGTTCTGATGGCGGAAATCGGCGAACTTGGGGTGCCGGAAGTTGATCATGCTCTCCTGCGGACGCGAGCCGACCACGAACTCCTTCGGCCCGACCGGGGCGCCGTTCCCGTTCTTCTGGGCAACGGCCGCCGGTTTGGGCTTCGCGCCCAGCATTCCCTTGTAGCGCTCGTCGATTAATGACTGCATGACCGCCTTGGCGTGCTTGTGGAGCCCCGCCTTGGCGAAGTTCCTTACCGCCGCCGGGTCCGGATTCCTCGAGGTGAAATAGCGGTCCATCTGCGCCTTGAAGTTCTTGTCCTCGTTGCCCTTGACCAGCAGCCTTTCGAGGAAGTCCTTCTCCAATACCCCGACCGATCCCTGGTCGAGCCTGAGCCGCGAGAAATACGGCTTCAGTTCGCCACGGAACATCTCCTTGGCGTCGGTGAGCAGGCTGGGCTGGATCTTGGTATTCCAGTTCAGGTTGCGTTCGCGGGTATCGAGCTGCGAGGTGCGGTCAGCCTCTTTTCCGCGCCCGCCGTCCGCCTGCCGGGGAACTTCACCCGCCCTTTTGGCCTGCGCGTTCAGCCAGTTGGAGTTCGCGCCGATCATCCGGGCGATGTTCTCGAACTTTTCCTGCCACCACTGCTCGCGCCTCTCGGCGGGCAGCCACGAAGGCGGCTGCTGCTCGAGAATATCGACGACCGCGTTGTGGTTTCTGAGCAGTTCGGAGTGCTTCAACTGCTCTACGAGGTGGGGAAGAATCGCCCTCGCGTAGCCTTCCGGGTCCGAACTCTGAATGCGGTTGAGGAGGCTGGGAGCGAGTTTCGACAGTCCGGAATTGAACTCGTCGCCGAACAGTTCCCAGACCTTTTCGTTGCCGTCGGCGATCATGCGGTCGACCTCGGCGGTCTCCTCGACCGCGGCGGCCATCGCCTGAACGGCTTCCGCGCCCTTCAGTTCCCCGTGCTGAATCGAGTCCAGAAGGGCATACTTTTCCCTGACCCCATCGATGCCGCGAGGGTCAAGCTGGTGAAGAGCGTAACGGCTTCCGTGGTCTTCTTTGGCCTGGCGGTAGTACTTCGCTTCCTCCGGCGATACGTCGCGCTTCGCCTTGAGCCAGTCGGAATAAGCCTTGGCCTCTTTGCGCGGGTCCGCCTGCTCGGTTTCCTGATGCTCACTCTGAACCTCCGGTTCTCCGCCTATTTCCGGAGATTCCAGTTCCATTACCCCTGCCTCTATGTCCATGCCTCTAGCCTTTCTCCTGCTCGTAATACGCATTCAGCGCGAAATCCTGCGCCTTTTCCTCGTCCTCGAACTCGAAGGCGACGATGTACGTTCTTTCTCCGGAAACGACTTTCCGGACCACGAAATCGCCATAGAATTCCATGATCCTGCATTGGTCTATCGGTAATTCCATGCCTCCTCCGTACTCGGGCGCGAGAGCGTTCAGTGCCGTCTGCTTTGCTTAGGAACCGCTTGTGCGCCGGGCATCGTTTCCCGGGTGTGCCCCGCCGCGCCTGCGGGGTCGTTCCTGAACGCCCTGAATTGATCCAGACCCATAATCGGGTAGACATTGCATAATCCCTTGTGACCTGACTCCCGGTGGCACTGCGCCGTAATTTCCGTGCCGGGAACTACGTATTTCGCTTCGCATCTCATGACAATGGCTTTCCTACCATCGAGATCTTGGTCTTGGTGGGCACCCCGGTAGTCGGGTCCACACCCTGCTGCTCTTTGGTGATTTCGTGCTCCTGCTCGGTCGGCGTTACCTCCTGCTCGGTGACTTCCAGACCTAATGCCTGGAACGCCTTGGCCTGCGCCCCGGGAGGCAGTTTGGTGGGGTCGATGGTTACCGTCGCCTTCATCTCGACCTCGGGGGGCAGTTTCAGTTTTTCCGCCATCTGGGAGTGTTCCTGCCAGTGCAGATGAAGGTTCTCAAAGACTTTCTTCTGGTTGTCGTCGCCGTACTTCAGCTTCCGCCCGAAGGCGGAGGTCATCAGCCCGAGGGTGATGGCGGCGTGCACGGCATGGTTTTCGCTGGTATCTTGCGCCACCGGCACAGTGGAGACCTCCGGTGGGGTCCACTGAAGTTGTTGGGTCAACTGCATCAACTGGCCCTGTGCATTTGGATCCGCCTGGGCTTGTTGTGTCAGTTGCTCGATCTGCTGCTGCATTTGTAAGATCTGGGGATTCGGCACCGGACCGGTCCTGAGCAGGATCTCGAACTCGCCCTGCTGCTGCTCGACCGCATCCTTGATGACCGAGGCCATGCCGTTCAGGCTCGGGAACTGCATGATCCGCTGGATGTTTCGGGGGTCGTTGACGATCTGCTGATAAATAGCCACGTTGGCCGACTGCTCGATGAGCTGGGCCATCTGCTCTTCCTGCTCGGACAAGGTCTGGGGTATCTCGGTGGACTCGGCCTGAACCAATACCGACCCCTGCAGCTTTCCGAGTTCGACCGTCAGATGTCTTTCCCCGGGCAGGGTCGCGTCGATGTCGGAAGCCCGGTTTTCAGCCGCTGACTCGATTGCCTGCAGGGTAATCGCGCACATGGCCTCGGAGAGCGCCGACCAGGGCAGGTTGAATACCCCTCTCGACTCGTCGCGGCGCAGCTTGGCGGTCTGGTAGACGCCCTGGTCCTGCTTCGAGTCTGCGACGCCGAAGATCTCTGCCGAGGCTCCGTCCATCGCCTCAGGTCCGCCGTCGATCAGCCACTGAATGAAGGTCACCATCGCCCCGTTGGGGGTGGGGACCGTCTCTATGGCGGTCAGGTCGGCGATCCTGGTTCCCGCCGGGAGGGACTTCATCGAGACCGGCGTAACCTTCCCGGGGTCGTTTGACTGCCTGTTGATGGTCTCGGTGTCGATGGGCCCTTCGGCGGCGTAGCGTCTCGGCACCGCCGCGCGGAAATACCTGTCGAGCAACGAGATGTTGGCGTTCAGGATCTTCTGCAGCGGAAGATAATATGTCCCGATGGCCTCGCGGTTCTGGCCGTCGCCCGGTGTCGAGTGAACGATCTTGATGTGCTTCGAGGCGCGGCAGTTTCTTACCAGCGCCAATTGTCCACCGGCGTGCCACACCTCTAACCCGTCGGGAAACTCCTCGTAGAAGATGTCCCTGATCTCGTCCTTGTCAATGTCCTCGTACATGAAGGGCTCGATGAAGGTCACCGTGTGGGTGCCGTCTGCCTTGTAGGCCTCGCCCGAGGAACTCGACGCCTGCACGGCGAGCCTTACATTGATTCTCGCCATGCGGTCGTACTGCTGCATCGACTCGCCGGTTCCGCCGGTAATCTTCGACCTCACCCACGGGTACATCGACTTCAGTCTCGACACCGGCTCTTCCCACTCGAAGCGTTTCCAGCCCATCTCCGCCTCGCAGTCGGCGAGGATCGGCACCCGGGTCTCGAGCTTTCCGCCCACCCGTGTAATCTCTTTCCTTACCGGCTGTTCCGCGCCCATCGGTTCAGGCTGGGATTCGGTCTCCGGGGTGACTCCATCTTCCGGTTCTTCGCCGTAGACGATTGAGGGCATGTTGGCGCTTTCGGTGCCCCACCGTGTCTGGTCGGCCACCGTGTAGGTCAGAAAACCGGCTCTGCCGTCCGTATACAGATAGGAGCAGGCCTGTCTGAACTGCTCCTTCAGACCGGCTTCATGGATGAAGACATCCTTATACTTGGTAGCCTCTTCCGAGGCCGCGTCCGATTCCGCGTCTCCGGGCTTTTTCGGCACCACCGATACCCCGGGAAGGTCTCTCGACAATAGCGCCACGATCTTCTTGTGCCGCGCGCCGAAGACGTTCACGGCAAACAATTTCATGGCGTTCTGGGTCTGCATGACCGCCGACCCCCCGGACTGTCCCGCCCCGTACATCGCCCATCCCGCGCGGCCGGCGTTCAGAAAGTGATATCCGCGGCGGAACAGCCGCATCTCCCACGACTGCAGGACCTCCCAGATCCTGGCAGCCGAGTCGCACTTGTTGACCGACTTGATCAATGATTCGATGACATCGGCGTACTCGCCCAACTCATCCGGCCCGTAGGCATTTTCCGGCGAGCAGTGCCACGGGGCGTACCGTCCCGGAACATAATTGAATTTGGCGAAGTCGATGGGGGTGAGGCGGGCGTGGCCGCCGGAGGTTTCTTCGGTCTGCTCCTTGATATCTTCAGCCATCTATCTCCCGTGGTCCATCGCCCGGAACCCCTTGGCGCTGGCCTTCCGTCTCCGCAAAAGTCCCGAATCGCCTTCCTTCGGCTCCAGTTTCGAGGCCGGAATCTTTTCTTTCTCCGGAACTCCGAGCATGTGGTGAAGCGATCCTGTCTTTACTGTAAAGTGTCCTTTTTCGCCGAGATCGACTGCGTGTCTTTTCATCGGTTTACGCTCCGGCAAGTCATTGAAGTCAGTTGCCCGGTCCCATTCCGAGACTTTCTCTTTGCCGCCGAGAGCTTTGGTTCCCGCCGGGGAGTGTGCCCATCGCGATTGCGACCTACTTAGGTATGGCACCGGCGTGCTCCGGGCAGGCGTAAAGTTTAGAACTCTTGTCCATCACCACGGCCTCGTCCTCTCCGCCTTTTTTCCCTATCCTTATATATAGGGGAATAGCACGGAAGATCGAGAACGTCGCCGTGGAGGTACATGCGTAGCACGTTCTTTTGGTGGCGAGCTGACTTAATGCCTGCCTGAAAGCTTTCACTTGGCCCATACATCCGGTTTCACCTGCGGCTTTTTGAACGAGTCCTGGGCGCGTTTCACCGCGTCGTCGTTCAGCTTCTGGTTCATCTGTTCAATCATCCGGTCGCGGTCGGTGATGACCGGGGCATGGACGTCTCCCAGCCCGAACATCTGCATGAGGTTGTGGCCGCCCTGCTTGAGGGCGTCGAGGATGTTTCCCCCCGACGCCATCCCGTAGAGCGAGTTGATGAGCGGATCTGCAGGTGACTGGGGAGGCATCTACTCCGCCCCTTCCTCGTCGGCGAACTTCTTCAGCCCGTCGATCGCCGCCTCGGAATGCTCTCCCGTACCGAGGTTCTTGGCGGTTTCGTGCGCGCCTTCCGCGGTTTCGTGTTCGGAGTTATGCTCTTCGCCGTCCTGGTGGATTGACCTTACACGGTGGGTGCCCATCTCATGATCGTGCTGGATGTGGATCTCCTGAGCCGGGCCGTGCTCCGCGGCAAACTGTTTGCCGTCTTCCTCTTCCTGGGCGGTCGCCCCGGCGCCCTTCCTCTGATCGAGCGAGGCCTTGTGCTGCCGCCACGCCACGGCGTTGGTGAACTTGTGCCCGTCGTTGGTTTCAAATGGCTTCACTTAAGTCTCCTTACCAGCGTCTTTTGCGGCTCTTCTTCTCGCCGCCTTCCTCTGTCGTTTCCTCGCCCTGTTCTTCGGCAGCCTGTTCGGCGTGCTCCTCGAGTTCCGGCGAGATGATGGTTTCCGTGGTTGCCTCTTCCGTTTTTTCTTCCTCGCCCTCGAGGACTTTCAGGCGGGCGTCGATCTGTTCGAGGGCGGGCTGGACATCGACGGCGCCGTGATCGAACCGTGGCAGCATTTCAAGTCTCCTTTTCGGGGTTTTCGAGCATCCGGTAGAGCTCGTTGACGTTGACCTGCTCCCAATCCAAGGGTGCAGGCACCGGCTTCGGCCTTTCAAAAGCCCTTGCCGATATCATCTCCCCGCGCAACACCGCCAAGGCATTAAAAATCTCGCTTTGTTTTTCCTTGGTCTCGGCAACCGAATCCATGATCTCTTTGTGGCGCCGTTTTTCCGTCTGCTCGTGGGCGATGAACATTTCGACGCCCGGGAGCGAGTCGGTGCCCATGAAGCGCCTGATTCTTTCTTTGAGGGTCACGGTTTTATTTGCTACGAAAGCGCTTCAGATGTCAAGCGCTATATATATTGATACAAAATCGTCATTCCCACCAGTTCTGGGGCTTCTCGCGCTCCATCTGCCTGCGTCTTTCGCCCTCCCTGATCAGCCAGCGGTCCAGCTCGTCGGGCGCGGCGGCGATCCGCTCCGCCAGCGCGACCGAATGAGGAACCTTGGCGTCCCCCAGCATGTCCACGAGTCCGTAGCGTAATTCATCTCCTACGTCGTCGTACAGATGATCCGTCTTTAAAATGTCCTCGCCGCCGTCGTCGGCGTCGTACTCCAAAGACGGAATCGCCGCCAGCGCCTCGGGGCACAACTCCGAGATGAACCACTCGTCATTCTGGATGAGGTTGTACATGAACCGCCAGCCCGGCGGCCTCGACCCCGGACCCATGTTCGCCGGGACGGGATGTGGAAAGTCCCTGCCCGTGTCCGCCCCGAAACTCAGCAGTTGCGCCGGGGTGTTCATCGACGACTTTTCCCCGAAGGCGTCTCTCGACAGAATCCAGCGCGAAATATCCTCTTTGGCCGACTTGACGCGGATGGTCTTGCCCAGCTCCAGTTCCGACCTTCCCGACTCGCCTAAAGACTCGATGTGCTCCCGGTACGTAAAGACACATCTTTTAGGCATGTCCCAGGTCCGCCCCATCAATTTCGCGTCTTCCGGCGAGACCATCCCAACGGCGTGCCAGTGGACCGGGGTGTGATGTTTGAAGCCCCAGTCCTGCGAGACCCAGTGGTTCCACCAGGGCTTGACGATCCTAGCCACCACCGAGGGATGGACCTTCCGCTCCGAGCGCTCGAAGTTGGTGAAGTACTGCCCTTCGGGCACCGTCCAGTCCCCGTACAACAATGCCCTCCGCTTCTTTTCAGGCAGGCCTCTGAGCGTCTCTTCGTAGCTCTGATCGAGATGCGGGTTGTCGCCCAGCAGGGCGGGAACGTAGGCGAACTCCTTTTCGAGGTGCTTCAATTCAGCCGGGAACTTGCGGTCGATCCACAATGCCTTGATCCACTGCACACCGATTCCCGTGGGATTCGTGCCCCCCAGAAAGCAGGGCCTCTCAATCCCCGGAAACCGCAATCTGAACAGCACCAAATCCTCGAACACGTCCCTTTTGTTCTCGGACAACTCCTCCACCGCTATGTCGCAGAATTCGGCCGACTTATAGCTGTTGGGATCAGCCAGGTTGCAGAGCGATATCCGCCCTCCCCCGAAGTCGTCGTTCAGAAAGAAGCACAGCCCTTCCTTCTCCGTCCGCTTCGTCACCCCGAGCCACGGCGGAAACTCGCGCTCCATCTTCGATATCTGCCGCTGCTGCAACGTCGGGTAGTCAACCGAAAACAGCCCGCAGGTCAATTTCTTGATTCCCGTCTTCCGGTGCCTCCGTATCAACTGCCTGACCAGCCACCAGCGCAGCAAATAGCTGTTGTGCGTCGGAATCATTGACCTTCCGGCAAGGAACAGATGCGACGGCGAGTCCACTTCGATGCACCTCACCGGCACCGACTCCACTCTCTCGACCGCGGTAATATACCGCTTTAAAGGCCGTGTCTCCTTCGGCAGTCTTTCGAGCTTTCTTTTCAGCCTGAAGACCTTCATCGTCGAAGTCCATTTGACCGTGTACTTCGCCCCGCAGTCCTTCCCGTACAACTTCGCACGGCCCTCAGTAAAAGAAGGCCTCAGACCCAAAGAGCAGGCCAGTTCAAACACCGCGTCCGCCAAATTCCTGTTCGTGTTCGAGAACTCCGCCTGCCCGTCCCGGTTACAGCACCCGTCGGTATCCATCAATCCCTGAAGCAAGGAAAGCCTTTGACCCTCAGACCCCCGCAGATACTCCGCAGGCACGTGCTTGTTCTTAATCAATCCCATCGAGGACAGGATCTTCCGCAATCCGTGCACCCGGTAAAGCCGAGCCCTTTTCGTCAGGGTCACCGTAAACCCATCCCATCGAGTCAGTTCCTCATCTGCGGTCGTGAACTCCTGGGCGTGCGCCGACCCGTCGCCCAGCCACAATCCCAGTAAATACGGGTCCAGGGGCAGGTATTTTTCCCCGCACACCAGAGGACCGTGACCGGGCACCACCATTCCGCGCTCCAGCTCCCGCGTCTCCCGTATCCTTCCGTAAACGATGCCCTTCGACCTCGCCGTCTCCTTATTCCTCAACGCAAGATCAGGCCGCTTCCCCGTACCTCTCAACGCCCGCTTCCGCTTCCTCCGATACTCAAGACTGGCCTTGGCCTCGTTCAATAACTCCCGCCGGCTCTTCGTCATC